CCCATTCGCAGGTTTTTTTCTTGATGAGCGACAATCCGGAGGCGGTCGATCTGTTCGGGGACCCTTGGGGCGAGGCCCGGGGGCGCGGGGGGCGGAAGCGTCACCGCCGGCTGCCGCAAGTCGCGGAAAAGATTGGCGTTATGCGGGCGACGGGGGCGACGGTCGAGGATGTGGCCTCGGCGCTCGGCCTGTCGGAGCCCACCTTGCGGAAGTATTATTTTCGGGAGCTGTCCGAGGGCGCGCAGATCGCCCGGCGGGTCCTGGTCGAGGCCATGTGGAAGAAGGCCATCGAGGGCAACGTCTCGGCGGCGAAGTTCATCCGGGACGAGTTCCCCAAGGGTGACGCCGAGGCCTTCGTCAACGCGAGCCGGCCCGCCCAGGCTGCGCCCCTGGCCACGCCGACCGGCAAGAAAGAGGCCGCCCAGCTGGCGGCGCAGACGGCCGGGCAGGGCACGGACTGGGGTGACGACCTGCTGGCCCCGACGATCCAGTGAACGCCTGGCGGACTGCGGTCCCCGACTGGGAGGCCCGGATCATGTCCGGCGCCAGCCTGGTCCCGGACCTTCCTCTGTTCCCGGCGGAGCGGGACAAGGCCCTGCGGGTCTTCGACCGGCTGAGACTGCCCGACGTGATCGGCAAGCCGCCCATGGCCGAGGCTGCCGGCGACTGGATCCGCGAGATCGTGGCAACCCTCTTCGGGTCCTACGACGCCGAGGTGAACCGCCGGATGGTCCAGGAGCTTTTCCTCCTGGTCCCCAAGAAGAACGGAAAGTCGTCCTACGCCGCCGCGATCATGGTCACGGCGATGATCGTGAACCGCCGGCCCAACGCCGAATACCTGCTGATCGCCCCGACCAAGGAAATCGCCGGGATCAGCTATGGCCAGGCGCAGGGGATCATTGAGGCTGACCCGGAGCTGGAAAAGCTCTTCCACCTGCGCGACCACCTGAAGACGATCGAGCACCGGGCGACCGGGGCTGAGCTGAAGATCAAGGCCGCCGACACGGACGTCATTACTGGATCGAAGTCGACGGGAATCCTGATCGATGAGACCCACGTCTTTGCCACCCGTAGTAATGCGGCCGACATCTTCATCGAAGTCCGAGGCGCCCTGGCGTCGAGGCCCGACGGCTTTTTGATCCAGATCACGACCCAGTCCAAGACGCCGCCCGCGGGCGTTTTCAAGTCCGAGCTGACAATTGCCCGGGAAGTCCGAGACGGCCTGCTGGACCTGCCCCGACTGGCGGTCCTGTACGAGCTGCCCAAAGCCGAACAGGCCAAGAACGGCTGGCTACGCCCGGAGGTCTGGGGCCGGGTCAACCCGAACCTGGGCCGCAGCGTCGATATCCAGTTCCTGCAGAACGCCCTGATCGCTGCGGAGCGGACCGGGGTGGAACAGATGGCCCTGCTGGCCAGCCAGCACTTCAACGTCCAGGTCGGCCTGGCCCTGAGCGCCGACCGCTGGATCGGGGCTGATCACTGGCTGGCCGCGACCTCGCCCGACCTGGTGGAGCTGGACGACCTGCTGGCCCGGTCGGAAGTGGCCGTGGTCGGGATCGACGGCGGCGGCCTGGACGACCTGATGGGCCTGGCCGTTCTGGGCCGGGACCGCGACACGCAGGACTGGCTGCTCTGGGCGCACGCCTGGGCCCACCCTGAGGTCTATGAGCGGCGCAAAGAGATCGTCCCCCTCCTGGAGGGGTTCGAAGCCGCCGGCGAGCTGACCCGATGCGAGCGCCCGACCCAGGACGTGGTCGAGGCCGCCCAGCTGGTCGCCCGGGTCCGCGATGCGGGCCTCTTGCCCGAGGCGGCCGGCGTGGGTCTGGACCCTCAGGGCGTGGCCGCCCTGGTGGACGCCCTGGCCGAACGCAACATCACCGGCGAACAGGTCGTCGGCATCGCCCAGGGCTACCGGATCGCCGGCGCCATCTGGGGAACGGAACGCAAGCTGGCGGACGGGACCCTGAAGCACGGCGGCCAGGACCTGATGGCCTGGGCCGTCGGGAACGCCAAGGCCGAGCAACGCGGGAACGCGGTGCTGATCACGAAGCAGGCGGCCGGGAAGGCCAAGATCGACCCCCTGATGGCGGCCTTCAACGCGGTCGCCCTGATGTCGCGTAACCCCCAGGCCCCCGTGGCGCCGGAGATCATCTTCCTCTGATGGCCAGCCTCCTCGACAGCCTGCGCACCTGGTTCGGCGGCGGAGCCGCGCCCGCGCCTCAGAACGCCGGTTACATCCTGACCGGGAGCGTCTTCGGCGAGTCCTTTCCGACCTCGGGCCTGCCGGTCCTGTCGGAGAAGAGCGCTCTGACCGTCTCGGCGGTCTACGCCGCGGTCAACCTGATCTCCGGGACCATCGCGTCCCTGCCCGTCGAGATCTACGCCCGCGCCGCAGACGGCGAGCGGGACCGCCTGCACAATGACCGCCTCTGGTGGATCCTGAACGAGGAATGGACCCCCCGCTGGTCCGCCTCGGCGGGCTGGGAGCATCTGGGCCAGTCCCTGCTGCTGCGCGGCGACGCCTTCATCCGCATCCGGCGCGACCGGAATGGCGGGCTGACGGGCCTGGAGCCCCTGGCCTGGGATCGGGTGACGCCGGTCGTCACGCCGGGCGGGGCGCGCCTGGTCTACGAGATCCTGCCCGATCCGACCCTGCCGGTCCGCGCCAGCGGGCCCCGGGAGGTCATCGACCAGGACGACATGATCCATGTGCCCGGCTTCGGGTTCGACGGGGTCCGGGGGCTGTCGCCCCTGCGCGTGGCCCTGCGCCTGGCCGGCCCGGTCTCCAGCGCCATGCAGGAATACTCGGCCCGGTTCTTCTCGAACGGCGCCCGCCCGGACTACGTGCTGACCACGGACCAGACCCTGCCGCCGGAGAAGGTGGACTCCCTCCGCGAGCAGCTGACCGAACGCCACGGCGGCCTGGAGAACGCCCGGCGGCCCATGGTCCTGACCGGCGGCCTGAAGACCGCGCCCCTGTCGGTCCCGGCCGACGAGATGCAGCTTCTGGAGAGCCGGAAGTTCGCGGTCGAGGAGATCGCGCGGATCTACGGCGTCCCGCCGTTCATGATCGGCCACAACGAGAAGACCACCAGCTGGGGCTCCGGGGTCGAGGCCATGGGCGTGGGCTTTGTCCGCTACACCCTGCGCCAGCACCTCAGCAAGATCGAGACCGAGCTGAACCGGAAGCTGATCCGGACCAGCCGCCGGGTCCTGGCCTTCGACACGACCGAGCTGGAGCGGGCCGACTTCAAGACCCTGCTGGAAGGCTACCGGATCGCCCTGGGCCGGGCCGGCGAGCCCGCCTTCATGACCGTGGAGGAGGTCCGCGAGCGGCTGAGCCTGAAGCGCCAGCCCGAGACGCCCTTCCCGACGACCGCCGCGCCTGCGCCGACGCCGGCGGCGGACCCTGACCCCCTCGATCCGGCCGAGCCGGAACCGACCTCCGACGGAGCCTCCTGATGCGCCAGCTGCACCGCCTGATCCAGGCCAACCGTGGCCGTGGGTCCTTCCGCGCCGAGGGCAACCGCCTGGTGATCTACGACGTGATCGTCGCCTCCGATGCGGACGCCGCCTGGCTCGGCGGGGTCTCGGCGGAGACCTTCCAGCGCGAGATCCGCGCCATGGGCGGGGACATCGAGCTGCGGATCAACTCTCCCGGCGGCGACGTCTTCGCGGCCCGGGCCATGGCCCAGGCGATCCGCGAGCACCCCGGCAAGGTGACGGCCTATGTGGACGGCGTGGCCGCCTCCGCCGCCAGCCTGCTGGCCGTGACCGCCGCCGAGACCGTCATGGCCCCGGGCTCGATGATGATGATTCACGAGGCCTGGACCATTGGCCTGGGCAACAAGGGCGACTTCCTGGCGACCGCCGCCCTGCTGGAGAAGATCGACGCATCCATCGTCGAGACCTACCAGGCCAAGGCCGGCGGCGAGCCCGAGGCCTGGGCCGCCGCCATGTCCGCCGAGACCTGGTACACCGCCGCCGAGGCCGTGACCGCCGGCCTGGCCGACCGGGTGTCGGAGGCCAAGCCCGCCGCCGCCCAGGCCGCCTGGGATCTGAGCGTTTACGACAAAGCCCCTGCGGCGGAGACGGTTCAGATCTCGACCGAAGGGACGCAGGTCACCTTCGCCCCCGTCGCGGCCCCCGAGGCCCCGGAGCCCGCGCCCGTCCAGCCCGAGGCCGACCTGCAATTCGAACACGAGCACCGGAAGCGCCTCCTGGCGGTCCGCCTGCTCTCCACCGCTGCCTGAGCGCCCCCCGCGCAAGCAGACACCCCGCCGGGAGATACCCGGCTTCTCTCCCGAGGACCCACCCCATGACCAAGTCTATTCAGGACCTCCGCGAACAGCGGGGCGCCCTTTCCCATGAGCTGCGCGCCCGCGTGGAGGCGTCGAAGACCTGGACCGCAGACGATCAGGCCTTCTACGACTCCCGCATGGCGCAGATTGATGACCTCGACGCCAAGGTCGCGAGGATCTCGAAGGTCAACGACCTGATCGCGTCCGACGCCCTTGAGGACAGCGCCATGGAAGCCACGGCCCGGGCCGTCCGCAACAATGGCGGCGACCCGCGCGCGGTCTTCCAGAAGTGGCTGCGGGGCGGCGAGGCGGCCCTCAACGCCGCCGACTTCGCCGCGATCCAGAACACCATGTCGACCACGACGGGTTCGGAAGGCGGCTTCACCGTCGCGACCGAAGTGGCCCGCTCGGTGCTGGACATCATGCGTCAGTTCGGCGGGATGCGCCAGGTCGCCAACGTCATCCAGACGGAGGGCGGCAACCCCATCAACTTCCCGACCTCGGACGGCACCTCGGAGCTCGGCGAGCTCGTGACCGAAAACACCCAGGCGGCGACCGCCAACCTGACCTTCGGTTCGCGGGCCCTCTCGACCTTCAAGTACAGCTCCCGCCAGGTGGCCGTGCCGATCGAGCTTCTGAGCGACAGCTCTGTCGACGTGGAGGCCCTGGTCCGCTCCCGTCTGGCGACCCGGATCGCCCGGATCACCAACGCCCACTTCACCACGGGCACCGGCACCGGCCAGCCGAACGGGGCGGTCACCGCCGCGACGGTCGGGGTCACCGGCTCCACGGGCAACGCCACGGCGGTCACCTACGACGCCCTGGTGAACCTGCAGCACTCGGTGGACCCGGCCTATCGCGCGCTGGGTAATCTGAGCTTCATGATGAACGACCAGACCCTGCGGGAAATCCGCAAGATCCGGGATGGTCAGCAGCGTCCGATCTTCGTTCCCGGCTACGAGACCGGCGTGCCCGGCGGCGTTCCCGACACCCTGCTCGGCACCCCGGTGGTCGTGAACCAGGACATGGCGGTGATGGCCGCCAACGCCCGGTCGATCCTGTTCGGCGATTTCAGCTTCTACACGATCCGCGACGTCCTGGCCGTGACCCTGTTCCGCTTCACGGACTCGGTCTTCGCGTCCCGCGGCCAGGTGGGCTTCCTGGCCTGGTCGCGCCACGGCGGCCAGCTGATCGACACCGCCGCGATCCGCGCCTACCAGAACTCGGCGT